CTTCCACAACCTACTTGGGCTAAATATGTACAGACAATGATAATGGGCTGGATATCAAAAGTATCAAGCATGGTCAAAAAAGGCGAGTAACACTCGCAGAATATGGAACAAAAGAAATGAAATCTAAAGTTAAGAAGAATGCAAAAAAAGTTTTTAAAAAAGATGGCTTCTGGAGATTTGAGGGTGCCCACCAAGGATATAACACCAAAGAAAACGCCGAAGCAGCATTGGCAGAATCTGAAAAGTAGTCATACTGAAAGATATCAAATTTGTTTAGAGTGTGAACACCTAAATAAGTTTTGGAAATTTTGCAACCTTTGTGGTTGCTTTATGCCCCTCAAGACCAAACTTCGATGGGCAGAGTGTCCTGACGAGCCAGCTCGCTGGACATAGGAGATAGCAATGCCGTATCATAGCGGAAAAAAGAAAAAGAAGAAAGGTAAGAAAAAGAGGAAGTAATATGCCAATGCACAGAAGAAAGAAAAGAAATGGTGCTAAAAAAGGCGGAATGAAACCTTGTCTTACAGCAAAACAAAAGAAGTTACCTAAACCACTTCAAGCTGCAATTCGTAAAAAGAACAGACCTTGTAGATAATGCCAAGACATACTAGAAAGCGAAGAAGAAAAACTGCTAAGAAAAAGAGACCTGTACCTACTAATAAAACTCTTTATGCTCGAGTGAAAGCCGAAGCAAAAAGGAAGTTTAAGGTATATCCTAGTGCTTATGCAAATGGCTGGCTAGTAAGAACATATAAGGCAAGAGGTGGCAGATATAGAATGGGATAATGGCTAAGAAACGAAAAAGTCTAACAAAGCGACAACAAACTGCAATGCGTAGACATCGTAGACACCATACCAAGAAACACATGACTCTTATGAGAAAACTTATGCTAGAAGGAAAAACTTTTATGCAAGCTCATAAGACTGCCATGCGTAGAGTCGGAAGATAATGGCAAAACCAAAAGGTGGATTAACTACTTGGTTCAAAGAGAACTGGGTAGACATTAGTCGTAAAAAGAAAAATGGTAAACACCCACCTTGTGGTCGTAAAAAAGCGAGGACAGCAAGAGGAGGATATCCCAAGTGTGTCCCTCAGCGAGTAGCGGCAAGAATGACCGCAAATGAAAAAAAGTCGGCAGTCCGTAGGAAAAGAGCAAAAGCTCAAGGCATTGGAGGGAAACCCACTAATGTCAAAACGTTCACTAAGAGGAGGCGCCGAAGAAGGAGATAACATGCAAGAGTTACTAGACGAGATTCGAAGAACTCATGAATTGGTAGAAAAACTTCAAACCAAATATGAACAAAGACTATTATGGAGTAAAGAACTTCAAAAGTCTTTAAAGTTAAATAACACAACAGAAATTAAGAGGTTAGTAAATGTTGAAGAAAAGTTGGCTAAAAATTAAAGAATACTTAAAAAAGTTCTGGGACATACTTGTCGGAAACGATAAAAACTGGGACGGTAAAGTCGATATTAAAGACGATTTAATAAAAGCAAAAGAAAAAGCGCAAGGCGCTAAGTAACGGAGAGAGCTATGGCTAGAACAGGAGGCTTTTTAAGCGGACCTACTGGTGTTCACAATACTCAAAAAATTCGTAAGCATAGATTGAATCGAGGAGTTACTCGTGATATGAATGCTGCGGCAGGAGTTCCTGTGAATTCGAAAAACCCAAACTCTATGGAAGCGTTCAGATACTCTGCAGCACCAAAAGCTATCGGACCTAGATTCGGTAAAACTGCAAATCCAAAACGAGCGAGATTCCCTAGAAGAAGAAGATAATTATGGCAGAAACTATACACAAAAAACAAGCATGGCTAGATGAAATGGCAGCTATAGTACAAAAAGATATTAATACTTTAGAAGTGCTACAGAGAGCTAGAAAACTTAATAAGAAGGAAGCTAACTTCCTACAACTATGTAGTGCTTACTTGTATTTATACAAAATGGCTGAACTCAAGGAATTTTTAAGTCCTGTACTGAGTGAAGATGAAGATGAAACTAATTTCGAGACAATACATTGATTGAAATTAGTAGAAGTGATATAGTTTCTGACTACTTGATGGAGTTTGATAAAGAAGAAAGATTTATCAAACTTCCTATAAGTTCCTACTTAGAATTATTAGGAATAGACCCTAATACATCTCAAACTGCACTTATCAATGCAGTAAGTAATCCCAAGTATAGATTTATTTGTGCCTCTGTAGCTAGAAGGCAGGGTAAAACTTACATTTCAAATATTATAGGACAGTTAGTATGTCTTATACCTAATAGTCACGTACTATTAATGTCTC